GAGTCCGATGAGTTGTCCCAACGAAATCAAGCAGACATACCTATGGATAGGGTATCTGCCGCAATAGAAAAATTTAAAGCAGTACTTACATCCAGACCACCAGCTTTTACCATAACCCCCAGAGAGGACTCTGATGTTCAGGTAGCATCCTTATGGCGTTCTATACTGGGTTACGTTTGGGAAAAGTCAGATGGTGACTGGCAAATGAAACAAGCAATACAAGATTACGCTACCACAGGTATGGGTTATTTATATGCTTATATTGACTCAGAATCTGATTTCGGTAGAGGTGACGTTAAGTTCACTTATGTTGACCCGTTTAGAGTGTACGCATCTCCCAGCTCTAGGAATCGTTGGTTCAGTGATTCGGATGGAATTATCCTTTCCACCATCCTAACGGGCGAACAAGCCGTCAACCTCTACCCTGAACTGGGGGACAAAGTAGACCCAGAGACCGGAGAGGAGATACCCGGACTGATAAAAGAAATATCTGGATTTACTTACGATGAAGAGGATTACCCCTCCTCACAGAATAAAAATTCAATGTCAGTATTTACTCCGGCTGAGGTAAAGGACAAGGACTATTTTCAGGTAAAGAAGTATCAAGTACTTGAAAGGTTCTACAAGGTCAAGGTTCCTTATTATAGGGTCATTGACATGCAGACCCAAGACGAGTCTATATTATCCCAAGAGGAATACTCTCAGTTCTTTCAAGAAAATGCAGAGGCCTTTGACATTGGTGCGTTTACTGCGATAGAGGTCTTACAGACCCGTGTCAAGGTATGTGCTTCAATGGGCGAGGTCGTGTTGTACGAGCAGATCTTGAACACCGATGAGTATCCCATCATACCCCTTCCTAATATCTGGACAGGCACACCGTACCCAAAGTCTGATGTGTCTAGAGCTAGACCGATGCAACGATTGCTAAACAAGCTATGGTCTCTTGCCCTGTCACACGCACAGGCTTCAGCCGGTCTAAAGTTATTGGTTCCGCTGGGGAGTGTTGACGACCTAGACCAGCTTGAAAAGGATTGGGCAAATCCTAATGCTGTGATAGAAGTGGACTCTTCTCAAGGGGAACCTCATTATCCAGCACCACAACCTTTAGCTGGTGAGTTCTATAGACTGATACAGCAGTCAGAGTTTTACATAGATTTTATATTTGGACTACCAGAAATGATGCATGGCTTTGCAGAGAAAGCTCCAGAGACCATGAGGGCTACAGAAAGAATGATATCGTTAGGTAGCGAAAGACCGAAGTCTAAGCTTAGAGATATAGAGTTCAGTGTCAATAGACTGGGAAAGGTTCTATACAATCTCTCTAAAGGCCATTATAGCTATAAGAAGATATTTAGATTGGCCCAGCCTAACAACAACATTACTGAGGTCATGGCAAACTTTTACACCGATGTAAGCGGTGCGGTGGTTGACCTAAAGAAAGATAAGCACATCTTAGAGCAACACGACATAAGAATTGAACCGGGTTCTACAATGCCTTCTAATAAGTACGCAGAGCTAAATGTGTACTTAGAGGCGTTCCAAATGGGAATTGTAGACAGGTATGAAGTATTAAAGAAGAATCCAGAACTGTTTGACAAGGAAGGCATTATGAGAAGAACGGAAGAGAAACAGTTGATGCAACAACAAATGCAGGGAATGGAAGAACAGATAAAGAATTTGCAAGGCGACTTGCAGACTGCCCAAAGAGAATCTGTTAGCGACAGAAAGAGAGTCGAGGTTGAAAAGTTCAAGTCTCGTTTATCTGAGGTCAACTCAGAATCTAAGGCTGACAGAAGGGTACAACGTGGTAAACTAGAAAACGAGGTGAAGCTAGAGGTGGAGAAATTGTCCAGTAATCTCAAAGAGATTCAAAGAAAGGTCAGTTCTACTCCCGAAGCCTAGACATCTAAGGAGAATCTATGTCAACACTAGAACAACAGGAAGTAAACGTCCAAAGCGAACAGCCCATAACTAATGAGGGATTCGTGGAAGATATCGTAAACGAACAAGCCATGCCTGAAGAGATGGCTGTTCCTCAAGAACAAATACAGGAAGAGGCTACTTTAATAGACCATGAAGCTGAGTCCAAAAAGTTTCAATCCATGTACGATCGGTCACAAGCCGAAAATGCTAAATTGCAACAAGGTGCTCAGATACTTCAGCTATTGGAGCAGAGACCAGATCTTGTGGAAGTACTTGAGAACGGTATAGCTCAATCACCCGCTCAACAGCAAAGTGGGCCCGAAGTAACTGCGGACGATTTCAATCCTTGGGATGCCTTTACGAATGAAAGCTCTGAATCAGGAAAGTATGTAAATACAAAGATAGAGAATATGGTGAATCAGAGACTTCACAAGGAAATGGCAAAACAACAACAACAGATGCAGGCTGACATGCAAATGCAAAACACTGTAAATGAATTGAGGGGAACGTATAAGATGTCCGATGGTGACATCCAAGAGTTCTTACAATTCACGACACAGCCTAAAGAACAAGTAGGTTTGAATAACCTAGTGAAGCTTTGGCAAATGCAAGGAGGCAAGTCTGTTGTTAATAATGATACAATGGAAGCGGTAAGTGCGGCTAAACAAGCACCTAGGACTGCTGGAGTCTTACAGGGTCAATCCCCAGAAGCTCCAAGAAATGATGCTGACAAAGTTTTTGATAGCATTATGGGTACTGGGTCTGGTTCTGCATTGCCGTAACATTATAACAACCACATAACACAAAGGTAATAAAATGGCAATATCATACAATACTGGATCGTTGAAATCCAGTGATATAACTGCTACTACCTCAGATGCTAGTGTAGGTCAAAGACCGGATAGAAGACGATTATTTAATTTCGGAGATCGTGTTGCCGAATTGGCTCCAGAAGAATCTCCGTTTTTTGTTTACTTGTCGAAGGTCGCTAAAGCACCTACCGATGACCCAGTATTTCGATACTTGGAAAATCGCAACAAGATCAACTTCACCGATCGTTCGCTTCTTTTAGCGGCCGATGTAAATGGTGGCTCCGCTGTATCCGCAGGATCGTCTTATTCGTTCACTGTTGATACTGCTGGTGCGGCCGCTGTTGAATACCTCCTAAAAGGAATGGTAGTCGCAGTGAGCACGGTTGACGATGCTAATGGCATTGGTCAGGTTATTGTTAGAGTAGACTCTGCGGTAACTCATGGTAGTAGTTCTTCTTCATTTACAGGTAAGATCATTGACGTATCCAATTCAGGCGTTTCAGGATACAATGTTCTTAGCAACAATGACAATGCTCAAATCATAGGTACTTCGTTTGAAGAAGGTTCTGGTTCTCCAGATGTATTCTCAACCGAGTTAGAAGATGGTTTTGGGTACACTCAGATCTTTAAGACAGCGGCTGAGATGACCAACACTGCATACGCAACTCGTTACAGAGGATATGCGGATGAGTGGAGTCGTATTTGGGCTGACAAACTTCGTGAGCATAAGATTGACATTGAAAGAGCTATGCTCTTTGGTCAAAAAGCTCGCCAAGGCGGTATTCAATATACCGAAGGTCTAGTAGGGCACGTTTTAAAGAATGTGAATCCTGTAGCTGACGATTCTGCGTTTAGTTACTCTTCTGGTAGCTCATACTATAGAAGTGTAGCGGCGGCTGAACTTACTTACGATAGGCTTCTGTCTGATCTTGAGGTCATCTTTGACCCAGCAAGAGGCGGAGCTTCAGATAAGTTGGTTCTTTGTTCACTACCAGTGATCACATTCTTCAATAAGCTAGGCGATGGAAACTTCTTGTACGAGTCGATGCAAGCTGGAACTACCGCTGTAACTCCTTTTAGACAGAACATGTCTTCAAGAGAAGGTGCATTTGGTCATTCCATTATGGTTATCGACACCATTCATGGAAGATTAAACCTAGTTAAAGAGCCGTTATTTAGAGGCATTGCTTCTGGATACATGCTGATGGCTGACATGAGTCAAGTCTCTTATCGCCCGTTGATTGGCAATGGAATTAACCGTGATACACAGGTTATGACCAATGTACAATCTGCTGATGAGGACTTGAGGAAAGATATGATCTTGACCGAAGCTGGTCTTGAGGTTACTCTTTCTGAGTCACATGCTCTTTATAACCTTGAAGGATCATAAGGAGGTCTATAATGGCTAGAGGTTCAAAACTAAACAGTTCAAGTGGTAGCTATGACGCTAAGGTCGGAGGAATGAGAGATATCACTGCTAGTATCACATTAACAAATGCTGATTCTGGAAGTGTACTTGCTCTTAATTCAACTTCGGCTTTAACTGTAACTCTCCCAACAGATGCAAATTGCGACATCGGATGTCATTATAAGTTTATTGTTCAAACAACGAATGATAATGCTTATACAATATCCACAGGCGACAATGCTGATAGTGGTGGAGACGATTTCGTTGGTGGTGTTATATTGGCTTCTACAACCGCTGGTTTCGGCCATGCAGTTGTCCCAGCGGCCAATGATTGCAATATTATCTTAGATGGTAATTTAGCAGATACCGGTGGCGAAAAAGGGTCTTGGATAGACGTTACTAAGATTGCACCAGACGAGTGGATGGTTCAGGGCTGTGTTTACAGCGATGACGCTGATACAGATGGAACTGCACTGTTTACAGACACTGATTAATAATCCGAACACATAAGGATAGCAGTAATAGGTACTGTGAGGGCTGTCAATAAAAGGCGGCCCTCAAAACCTAAAAGGATTAATAATGAATAAATGCATACATTGTAAGAAAGACAACAAAGAGAACTGGTTTACTTGTCGCTCTTGTGGTAAGAAAGCCTCAGAAAGCAAATTCACTACAAACATGTGGATGACATCTCAAATGGGAAAGAGGACAGATGTTGAGGTTTCTGTGCAAAGTATAGATCAAAACATTGCTGAGATGAATAGGCGAAAAAGTGCCTAGAGCTAAAAAGAAATACAAATCTGCGGCTTGGACAAGGAAAGCGGGAAAGAACCCTAAAGGTGGTTTAAATGCTAAGGGTAGAGCTAGTTACAAGGGTGGTAAGTTAAAGGCACCAGTCAAGTCTGGTGACAACCCTAGAAGGGCTAGTTTTCTTGCTAGGATGGGTAACATGCCGGGGCCTGAAAGAAAGAATGGTAAGCCTACACGTTTATTGCTTTCTCTAAGAGTATGGGGTGCTAGCTCAAAAGCTGATGCAAGGAAGAAGGCAAAGGCTATCAGTGCAAGAAATAAAGCCAAGAAAGCAAGAGGTAAAAAGAAATGAAGAAAAAAGTAAAGGCACCTGCCGGGTATCACTGGATGAAATCAGGCAGAGGCGTAAAATTGATGAAACATACTGGTAAATTTAAAGCTCACAAAGGAGCTAGTCTTACTGCTGACTTTGCAGTTCAAATGAAGCATGCAAGGTCTAAAAAGAAATAATGGCTAAAAGGGTTAGTTGGAA